GACGCTGTGGGCCTGCTGACCGGGTCGATCGGCGGCGCCGTCGACGTCCAGCTCTACCCCGAGGTGGTCGGCACCGACGGCGCCGGCAACCCCACCCGCCGGGCCGGCACCACCCCGACCACGGTCCGGATGCTGCTGCAACCCGTCTCGTCGACGGAGACGGCCGGGTCCGACCGGTCCGCGGCCACCGTCTATCGCGGCATCGCCACCGCCTTCCCGGCCGGCGCCTGGGCCCGGGTGCGGGCCCTGGGCCGGGACTGGGACCTGCTCGGCGAGCCGACCCGGCGCGCCGACTCCGGCCGCACCAGCCACGTCACCGTGCTGCTAGCCGCCCGCACCGCCGAACCACTCCAGTAGAGCTCGAGGGAGGGCCGCCGACATGGACCTGGCCGCCAACCTCGAGCGGACCCTGGCGCACACCCCCGGCGTCCGCAAGGCCGTCCTCGCCAGCCGCGACGAGATCGCCGGCCGCGCCCGGGCCCGGCTCGCCGCCCACCGCGACGACGGCGCCCACTCCATCGAGACCTCCGCCGGCAGCGTCGACGGCTACGTCGACCTGGTCGGCCGGGCGCCGCTGTCCGTCGAGTTCGGCCGCGCTGCTGGCTCCGACGGCGCCGGCCACGCCTGGGGTGCGATGGAGCCGCTGGCGATCCTGCGCGGTGCCATCCCCGGCGGCCGGTCGTGAGCGCCTACGCCGACGGCGTCCTGGCCGCGATCCTGCGCGCCGCGGTCGTCGTCCCCGCCTCCGGCACCGACACCCGGGTCTACACCCGGCAGGTGCCGGACCTGGCGTCCCGGCTGCCGTGCGTCGTCGTCCGGGCGCTGCCCGGCGGGGTGATGTCCGGCCCGCTCGGCGACACCATGCGCGACGTCCCCTGGCAGCTCGAGGCCTGGACCGCCGACACCGGCGACGCCGGCCGCTACGCCCAGGCGATCGCCTCCGCCGCCGTCAAGGCCCTGCTGGCCGCCGCGGCGAAGCGGGTGGCGACGTCGGACGGCTGGATCACCGCGGTCCCGCCGAGCTCCCTGGTCGCCCCCTACGACGCCGCCGACGCCGACACCCCGACCGGGGTCTGCCGGTGGCGGTCGACCGGCCTGGCCGGCTTCCGCTCGGCCAGCTGATCTCCAGCTGACCGGCCAGTTCGACCCCTCTTCGTTCGCGCCAACCAACCGGCCCCGCCATGGGGCATCAACTCTCCCTGAAAGGGGTGTGCCGCCATGGCACAGACCGATGCCGCCACGCAGGTGGCCGCGCACGGCCACGTCTGGCTCGGGACCGTCGGGACCGCGACCAAGCCGACCACGACCCAGCTCGCCACCTTCTCGTCGGCCGGCACCGTCCCGTCCGGGTGGACGACCATGGGCCACACCGACGCCGAGGACGTGCTGGCGTTCGGCCAGGATGGCGGCGACACCACGACCCTGAAGTCCTGGCAGTCCGACGCCCTGCGCACGACCACGGAGTCGGTCACCGACTACTTCGTGGTCAAGTCGCTGCAGGTGCTCGACAAGACCGTGCTGAGCCTCTACTACGGCGGCGGCGACGCGACCACCACCAACGAGTTCTCCCTGCCGACCGCCCCGGTGGCGACGGAGAAGGCCGTCACGGTGGTCATCCTCGACACCGTCCCGGTGGCGTTCTACTGCCCGAAGGTGTCGATCATCCGTGACGACGCCTTCGAGTTCGCGACCGACTCCCTGACCACGGTCCCGCTGAAGTTCACGATGCTGACCGTCGGCTCCACCAAGGGCATCTGGATCTCGACGCAGCTCGGCTGACGACTACCGGCGGGCCGCCCCACTTGGCGCGGACGGCGGCCCGCCGGTAGCTCCACCAGTCCGCGCCAGCATCACGTGCACGACGAGTACTACCTGTTCCGCGCCAACCTGAAGGAGATGTCCGCGCCATGGGCAAGAGCCTCACCCTCGACGAGCTGCGCAAGCAGATCGACGACCAGTACGGACCGTTCACCCTCGACCTCGGCAAGGGGCGCGTCGTCAAGATGCTGCCCGTGCTGCGCCTGCCGCGCGACAAGCGCGAGCGGATCGGCGGCATGCTCGCCGAGATCGGCAAGGTCGACTCTGGCGACCTCAACGCCGTCGTCGACCAGCTCGCCGAGCTCGTCCGGCTGTCCTGCGAGACGCCCGAGCAGGGCGACTGGCTGATGGCCGAACTCGGCGACGACGGTCAGGCCGTCCAGTACGTGTTCGAGCAGTACCAGGAGGCCACCGGCCTGGGGGATCCCAAGCGCTCGGCCAGCTGATCGACGACGTCGGGGCCGACGCCCTCGCGGTGGACCTGCACCGCCTTGGCGTCGACTTCTGGGACGTCATGTCCGATCTGCTGTCCGAGGCTCCGACCCGCCACCCCGGCTACCTGCTGCACCTGCTGACCTGGCTGCCCGACGACGGCGCCGTAATGGCCGTCTACGCCGACCGGCCCGAGCGCGCCGACGCGAGCGACGACGTCGACCAGGGCCCACGCCGTTGGCTCGGCTGGGGCGGCGACCGGCACCTGCAGGCCGCCATCTGGGACCTGCTCGCCGCGGCCAACACCAGCAAGGGCAAGCCGCCGACCTACCCCCGGCCGCAGCGCCTCACTAAGGCGAAGTCGACCAGCCCGTGGCAGGCCCAGTACGAGGCCATCAAGGCCCGGATGAAGCGCTGACAACTCAACACCTCCGGAGGACGCATCATGGCCGGTCCGGGTGGCGTCTCCGTTGGAAAGGCCCGCCTGACCGTCCTTCCAGATCTGTCCCATTTCGGCGCCAGCCTGAAGAAGTACGTCAAGCGGGTCGAGCGCCAGGTCGTCATCCGGGTGCCCACCGAGATCGACACCAAGGGCATCACCGCTGACCTGGAGAAGCTGAAGAAGAAGGTCGGCCGCACCCCGGCCGAGCTTCCGGTGCAGCCCGGCGAGCTCGACGCCTTCGCCAACCGGATCCGGCGCGAGGTCGCGAAGATCGCCGCCGAGACCGAGGTGACGATCCCGGCGACGGCCGACGGTGAGAAGTTCCGTCGTCGGCTCGAAGAGCAGGTCAAGTCCGTCGCCACCCTGCTCCAGGTCAAGGTCCCGCTGGACGTCGACAACGCCGCCGCGTTCCGAGCCCAGGTGCTCGCCCAGGTGGCCGAGGTCAAGGCCCTCGCCGAGGCCAACCCCGGCAAGGTCCCGATCGAGCCGGAGCCGGTCGCCGGCTTCCGCACCCGGCTGCGCGCGCTCATCGCCGAGCAGCAGGCCCGGATGCCGAAGCTGAAGGCCAAGGTCGACGTCGACGGCGCCGGCATGTCGGCGCTGACCACCGTCACCGGCCAGCTGCGCACCACCGCCGCCAGCGTCGGCGCGGGCCTGGCGACCTGGGGCCCGGCGATCCTGGCGGCCGCCGCCGCCGCCCTGGCCGTCGCTCCGTCCGTCGCCACGATCGCCCCCGCGGCGGTCGGCGCCGGCCTGGCCGTCGGCACCCTGGCGATCGGCCTGCACGGTCTCGGTGACGCGATCGCGGCCAGCAGCGACCCGAAGAAGTACGCCAAGGCGCTGTCCGGCCTGACCTCCTCGCAGAAGGAGGTCGTCCGCACGGTCGTCGGCCTGAAGGGTCAGTTCGACAAGCTGCGTACGTCCGTGTCCGACGCCCTGCTGAAGGGGATCGGTCCGGCGATCAAGCAGGTCAGCGGCGCGCTGCTGCCGGTCCTGCAGTCGAACATGACCGCGATGGCGGCCAGCTTCAACAGCGGCGCCAAGCAGTTCGCGTCCTTCGTCAGCAGCGGCGCCGGCCTGTCCCTGATCAAGCAGAACCTGGCCGCGTCCCGCGACGCGCTGTCCCCGCTCGGCGCCCTGCTGAAGCCGCTCACCACGGCGTTCTTGCAGATCGGCGTCGCCGCGGCCCCGGCGCTGAAGTTGGTCAGCCAGGGGTTGGCGTCGGCCGGCATCTCCTTCGCGAAGTTCATCGACAAGGCGAAGACGTCCGGCCAGCTGCAGGCCACCATCACCAACGCGGTCAAGGCCGTCGGCTCGCTGCTGTCCGGCATCGGCGCCGTCCTCGGCCCGCTGGCCAAGGGTCTGGCGGCCGTCGGCCCGTCGGTCATCACCGGTCTGTCCTCGGCCCTGCAGACGGCCGGGACGATCATCTCAGGGCTGGTGGAGACGGCGCCGAAGCTGGCGCCGGTCTTCCAGGCGATCGCCGCCGTGGTGGCGCCGCTGGCGGCGGCGCTGAAGCAGTTGCTGGCTGCGGCGGGTCCGGTGCTGGCGTCGGTGTTCGGCCGGCTGGCCGCGTCCGGTCCGCAGGTGTCCGGCGCGCTGGCCGGGGTCAAGACGGCGCTGGCGCCGATCATCGCCGGGATCACAGCCTTCGCCCAGCGCGTCGGCGGCCAGCTCGGCCCGACGTTCGCCGCCCTGGCCGGATTCGTCGCCGGGCTACTGCCGACCATTCAGCAGTTCGCGCAGGCGTTCGGCGCCAAGCTCGGCGCCGGCCTGGCGCAGGTCGGAACGATCATCTCCCAGGACGTGCTGCCCGCGGTCCAGCGGATCCTGCCCGTCCTGCAGCCGGTGGCCAACTTCCTGTTGCACGTCATCGGGGACGCCGTGCTCGGCGCCCTCGGCGGCGTGATCAACGTGATCAAGGGCGTGCTGAAGGTCTTCGCCGGCCTGCTCGACTTCATCACTGGCGTCTTCACCGGCAACTGGTCGCTGGCCTGGGACGGCATCAAGAAGGTCTTCGCGGGCCTCTGGGACGCCATCAAGGGCATCGTCGAGGTCGCCTGGAACGTCGGCGTCCTCGGCCTGCTCCGCAAGGGCGTCATCGGCATCAAGGCGATCTTCACCGCCCTGCCCGGGGCGCTGAAGTCGCTGGGCAAGCTGGCGCTGGACGGGCTGAAGACCGGCGCCGAGCTCGGCTGGAAGGCCGGCCTGGCGTTCATCAAGTCGATCCCCGGCCTGATCATCAAGGGGCTCGGCAAGCTGAACAGCCTGCTGCTCGAGGCCGGCAAGGACGTCGTCCGGGGCCTGGTCAACGGCATCAAGGCGGCCGGGTCCTGGGTCGCCGACGAGGCGCTGAAGCTGGCCAACAAGATCCCCGGCCCGATCCGCAAGCTGCTGAAGATCCAGTCGCCGTCCAAGGTGATGATCGAGATCGGCCGTTTCGTCGGCGAAGGCCTGGTCAAGGGCCTGACCGGCTCGGCCGATCAGGTCGCCTCGGCGGCGCAGGATCTGGCCCAGAAGGTCGCCGACGCGATCGCCCAGCTCACCGAGAAGCGCACCAGTCTCGGCGAGAAGATCACCACCGACACCGCCGCCGTCACCAAGGCCCGCGCCGAGTACGCCGCCGCGGTCAAGGGCGCCGGCGCCAGCGGGGCGGCGGCGATCGCCTCGGCGGCGCTGCGGCTGAAGCAGGCCAAGGCCAAGCTGGAACGGGACGACGCCAAGGCGGCGTCCAAGGGCAAGGCCGGGGTGCTGGCCACCGACAAGGCGGCCATCGCCCGCGCCCAGCTGGCCTACAAGCAGGCCCTGGCCCGCCAGGGGACTGCTGCCGCCAAGGCCATCGCCGCGGCCCGCCAGAAACTGGTCAACGCCGTCGCGAAGCTGAACGCCGACCAGGCCGACATGCGCGAGCTCGACGCCTCCTTCCTCGGCCTGGCCAACGGGGCGGCGCAGCAGCGGATCCAGGACCTGGTCGACGCCAGCAACGCCCAGCTGACCGAGCTGGCGAACAAGCGCGAGGACATCGCCGCCAAGCTGAAGGACGCCCAGGATCAGCTCGCCCAGGCGCTGCAGGTCCGCGACTCCTACGCCCAGCAGCTGCGCGACGCCGTCATCGCGTTCGGCGACGTCACCAAGGCGCAGGCCAACGCCGCCGGGAAGATCACGGCCGGGAACATCGTCAAGTCGCTGAAGAAGCAGCTGGCCGCGATCGTCGCCTACCGCAAGAACGTCGAGCTGCTGCGCTCCGACGGCCTGTCCGACGCCGCCCTGCAGCAGATCCTCGCCGCGGGCGTCGAAGGCGGCGCCGCCACCGCGGCTGGCATCCTCGCCGGCGGCCAAGAGGCGATCAGCGCCGTCAACTCCCTGACGGCCGACATCGCCGCCAACGCCAGTCAGCTCGGCACCGAGTCGTCCCGCTGGTTCTACCAGGCCGGCGTCGACTCGGCGCAGTCCCTGGTGGACGGGCTGACCGCTCAGCAGGCGGCGCTGGAGGCGCAGACGCAGCAGGTCGCTACCGCCCTGATCGACCAGATCAAGGCGGTGCTGGGCATCGCCGTGGACGCCAACGGCAACGTCACCGGGACGGCCCGGAAGATCT